ATGAGCTATACAATGCTACGTTACATAATAAGACTGACCACATATACCAATTGTTCGGTAACTACATCAATTATTATGGAGCAGATACTCCTGACAAAATACATGGTAGGTCACGTGATTTTCTGTGGATAAATGAAGCTCATCAATTCCCTGAAGAGACAATAGACCAGCTCCTCCCTAGAACAAGGCACAGGATAATTTGTGATTACAATCCAGCTCTACCACAAGAGCATTGGTTGGATAAGTACATAGATAAGTATCCTCCATGCATAACTACCTATAGAGACAATCCACATCTCACAAAAGCTCAGATTGAGGACATAGAGAATAAGATGTCCAATCCTTATTGGTGGAAAGTCTACGGTAATGGAGAAAGGGCTCAGCCTACAGGAGCAGTCTTTAATAATTGGTCACTAGGTGATTTCATTGAAACAGATTTAACAGGCTTTGGACAGGATTACGGTTTCTCTAATGACCCATCTACATTAATTAAAGTATCTATTGACAGAGCTAGGAAAAGAATCTATCTTAAGGAATGTTTCTACGAACAAGCTCTGAATACAGGACAGCTCTTTGAGTATAATAAACAATTCGCAGAGAGGAATCTGATAGTAGGAGATAGTGCAGAGCCTCGCTTAATATCAGAGCTTAGACAAAGAGGATTGAACATAGTTGAAGCTGAGAAGGGAACAGGGTCAGTTACTGCTGGTATCTCTCTGATGCAAGAGTATCACATAGTTATAGATGCAGACAGCAAAAACATGATAAAAGAATTCAATAACTATTCATGGGTAGAAAAGACTAATAAGAGCATTCCACAAGATGCATATAACCATTGCATAGATGCTGCTAGGTATTTTATCTACAAGACACTAAAGAATCCAAATAGAGGAAAATACTACGTAAGGTAGGAAGGTACAAATAATCAATTTAAAGTTATAATTATATGAAAGCGGAAATATTCGTTCCTGAGAATCTATCAGAAATCACCTTAGAGCAATATCAGTATCTGATGTCTATACAAAAAGATACAGATAGTGATGAATTCGCTGCACGTAAAATGATAGCTGTGCTATGTAAAATAGCTCTATCTGATGTATTAAAGATTCAATACTCATCAGTTACTGAATTAGTGCAGAAGTTTCAGAACATTCTAAGAGAAGATACTCCATTTATTCATAGGTTTAGTTTAGGAGGTACAGAATTCGGATTTATTCCTGATTTAGAAAACATCTCATTCGGTGAATATATAGATGCTGAGAAGTATCTCGGTGATTGGTCCACAATGAATAACGCAATGGCAGTATTATACCGACCTATCAAAAAGAAGAGCGGAGAGAAATATGAGATAGAGCCTTATGAAACATCTGCTACTTATGCAGAAGTAATGAAAGCTGCTCCTTTAAATGTGGTGATTGGCTGTCAGGTTTTTTTTTGGAATTTAAAAAGAGACTTATTGAGCGCTATGATGGATTATTTAACGGAACTGTTACTGACGATGGAGGAGGAGACTATAGCGGAACATCTCAATTTGCCAAAAGATGGGGGTGGTATCAGAGCTTATATGTCCTCGCTCAAGGAGATGTTAGAAGATTTAACGACATTACCGAGTTATCAGCACACCAATGCTTAACTTATCTCTCATTTGAAAAGGAGAAAGTGACACTAGAAAATAATGAAATAAAGAAACGACTAAGAAAATGATAGGATATCAATACTTACTAGACCAATTGAGAGCAGAGATAGCTACTATTCCAATGGTTAACACAATTACACAAGGCGCATTGGATGATATTGATAATTATAAGCAGTCAATCTTTCCTGTTGTTCATTTGATAGTTAACTCAGTTTCTCCCAGCTCGAATACTTTAGAGTTTAATATATCTATTGTAGCTATGGATGTAGTGGATATATCAAAAGATGAAACCACAGATAAATTCTATGGAAATGACAATGAGATATATGTACTAAACACCACACTAGCTATCCTTGTACGTATAATTGATGTACTTAGAAGAGGAAGCCTATCAGATAGAAACATAGAGCTTACAGGTACAGCAGCTCTTGAGCCTTTTACAGAAAGATTCGAGAATTATTTAGCTGGATGGACAGCTACTGTAAGCATACTTGTTCCAAATGAAATGAGTATCTGCTAATGATGACAGGTCAACAGGTAAGAAAGGAGCTGGAGAAGTTTCAAAAGTACGTGATAACACAGGCTCGTGCTAATCTTACTCGTTTAAAAAAGAATTCATCCAAAACATTATACGATAGTTTAAAGGGGGATATTAAGTACAATAGAGGAGACTATACTGCAAAGATAAGCATGGAATATTATGGTCTATTTATTGATAAGGGAGTAAGCGGAAAGAACAAAAAATACGATACTCCATATTCTTATAAATCTAAGATGCCTCCTCCATCCGCTTTAGATAAATGGATAGTAAGAAAGGGCATAGCACCCCGAGATAAAAATGGAAAATTCATAACTAGAAAGAGCTTACAGTTTTTAATAGCTAGAGGGATATATAAAAATGGTATAGCTCCTAGTTTATTTTTAACCAAACCATTTGACAAAGCAGTAGCTACTTTACCACAGGATGTAGTAACAGCATTTGGAATAGATATAGAGGCTTGGATGAGCGCAACAGTAGAAAAAATTAACAGGAAATAATGGCAAATAGAATATTCGCAAGGTCACCATTTATAGTAAGAGTAGATGAAGCTGGACAGCTAGGAAGTAAGATAGAAGTATTTATATGGAATGGAGGAGGCTCTGCTCCATTAAACTATACATACAAGTTTTCAAAGTTAGCTCCATCACCAACTAACACAGCTAACTACTATAACATATCTCCTTACATACAGGAGTATATTAACCATAACCAATGGCAGACAATCTACAACACTAATCCTCCAACTCCTGATGGTCAATGGTGTAATGTGTATGTCATTAGATACAAGTTGACAGGTAGTGGTTATACTGTAGTAAGCTCTGAACAGTATCAGGCTTTTAATGGCTATGGTTTTTATGAAGATGGCAGTAATCCACAGCTCACGAACTACTTTTTAGAGCAAGGCACGTACTACTACAACTACGATGTTAACGCAGATTTTGTGAATGACCCATTGAGTAGATGCGGACATTTAACAGCTGAGAGAATTCTAGGTAGTTATTTGAAGTATACCAATTTGGTTACAGGGTCTTTTACTACTGTAGGAATGACTGCTGGAACAATTGAGGATTTTTATAGAGTATATCCTCCATACTACATGGATGGAAATAAGGTAGAGCTATTTAACTCATCAGATGTACTACAGGCAACATGGTATTTTAGACCAATTATAGAGTGCAGATATACTCCTGTAGTTATTGATTTCGTAAACAGATACGGAGCATGGCAACGAGAGTTTTTCTTTAAGGCATCCACCGAAAACATGAATACCAAAACGAATTCATATAACCTAATGCAAACTAGGCTATACAATTATAGCGTTACAGAGGGACAATCTAGAGAATTTAACGTTAACGGAAATGAGAGTATTAAAGTAAATTCAGGTCTACGAAATGAGGATTTCTTTAGCTCAATTAAGCAGTTAATGTTAAGTGAGCGAATCTTACTAAATGGTGAGCCTGTTAAGTTGAAGACTAAGAACATAGAGAAATTCAAAGAGGTTAATACTAAGATAATTAACTACACTTTAGAATTCGAATACGCATTCGATACAATTAATAATGTGATGTAATGAAAAGAACTGTACAGGTATATATAGAAGGTGAGAGAATAGAGCTATTTGATGATGAGAAAATTAATGTAAGCTCAACTATTCAAAACGTACAAGATATCTCGAAGGTTTTTACTGATTTCTCTCAGTCATTTACTGTACCAGCATCACCTGTAAACAATAAAATCTTTCAGCATTTTTATGCCAATGAGGTAGACGGTACATTAAATCCAAATGTACGTAGAGATGCATTTCTAGAAATTGACCATACATTCTTTAGAAGGGGAAAGATACAACTAGAGAAAGCTGACATTAAAGATAGTGCTACAGATTCATATGCTATTACTTTCTACGGTGATGTACGTACATTAAAAGATAGATTTGGAGAGGATAAATTATCTATGCTGGACTATTCAGCTTATACTCATCCTTACTCAGGAGCTGAAATCCTAGAGAGAGTATCTAGCATAGTGAATGACTATGACGTGAGATATCCTCTTATCTCTTCTAAAAGAGTATGGCAGTATAATGAGCCTACTACACCACTAGACAATATTGATACTCTTACAGGTAGAATATTTTACACAGAGCTTTTCCCAGCTTTACGAATCTCTAAGATATTTGAAGTATTTGAGGCTACATATGGAATAACTTTTCTAGGTAACTTTTTGAATGACCCGAGATTTACGAATTTATTTCTTTACTTAAAGAACAGCGAAGTATTCTCATTCTTATCATCTCCTGTCAGAGTGAATATAACAAGTGAATCTAAAACAGGATATTGGGATGATATATTTTATCCGTCAACAGATATCGCTCTGTATACTTTTCAAAATACAATAGATGGTAGCGGTACACACAAGCTCTACGTAAACATACTGAGCGCATCTACATCAGCTACATATTACATAGATGTTTATATAAATGGAGCATTAACGCAAACAATCACAGGAACAGGTGTAGCAGATTATTACGTAGGAGGTATAGTTAACTCATCAGGCATCAACTATGAGGTATATTACGAAATAAAAAGTACAGCAGCAATTACTTTAGGACTGCAATTAAGAGATGAATTTTGGTATACATTTGAGGATAACTATGGAGCGCAATATCAAGGTTATGACTATCAAGTAGGTTACTGTGATGATGTGGTATTATTAGGAGATATTAACCTGTCTACTAATATGCCTGATATGAAGGTAGCAGATTTCTTCTCAGGTATCTTAAAACAGTTTAATCTTACCTGTTATCCATCAGATGCGAATACATTCTATATTGAGCCTTTAGAGGATTGGTATGCTAAAGGTGGAGTATACGACATTTCAAAATATGTTATTACTGATACCATAGAAATTAAGCGAGTGCCTCTCTACAAAAAGATAGAATTCTCATACGATAAGAGTGAGAGCTTTATGAACAATACGTTCAAATCATTCTTTAATAGAGCCTATGCTGACCTATCAGCTAACTTTACTTATGATGGTGGAGATATGCAGATAAAAGCTCCTTTTGAAGAGCCTTTGTTTAATAAGTTTACAGGCACAGAAATTCAAGTAGGATATAATCTAAAAGACTCTCCATCATTTGAGCCATATGTACCTAAAGCTACTGTTCTATACTTTAATGGAATGGAGAATATCATCGCTAATGATTTCAAATTCGATGATGGTGCTATAATGTACAATGTCGAAAACTACGGTTTATTTGGACAGGATTTAGACTACAACGGAATAAAATACAGCTTATGCTGGGGTCAGGAAGTATCATCTTTCTATCAGGTGACATCTAATAACTCTTTGTATCAAACATACTATAGTACGTATTTGAGTAATCTGTACGATGTTAAAAACAGATTGACTACAGTTAAGACTCTTCTACCTTTAAGAATCCTTACAGAGCTGAAATTGAATGACAGATTAATTATCAGAGATAAACGGTATATCATCAATGAGATGAAATCCGATTTAACAAGCGGTGAAGTAACGTTTACTTTGTTGAATGATTTTAGGTCAATGAAGAGAAAAAAATTAATTAAACCTAATATAACAAAGCCAAAGGTATATGTACCAATCGGAATGATTAACAAGTCTGTACAGGCAGATATTGACATAACAGGCACAGGAGTTATTTCAGCTATACCATCATCTTTTACAGAAGACACAATAGTAGAGATAGAACTACCAGCATATACTACTGATGTTTATAATGTAGTATCTGAGGAGGAGGATATTA